CTGGGATTACTTCCAGAAGTTCTATGACAATATTTTCTTCCCCACCTTAGAGAAGGAAGGAATTAAAACTATTATCGATCTTGGAGATACCTTTGACAATCGCAAGTCAATGGACTTCAATACTATGCATCGCGTTAAGAGTAATTATTTTGATAAACTTAAAAGTTACACTGTACATATGCTTCTTGGTAATCATTGTACTTATTACAAGAATACCAATCGCATCAACTCACCTGAACTCCTACTGGAACAGTATTCAAACATCAACATTTATGCTTCACCAAAGCATATTAAATTAGGAAGTAAAAAGTTCCTCATGTTGCCTTGGATCAACAGAGAGAACTATGATGATGTCTTGAAGCTACTTGAAACTTCTGATGCTGATATCTGTTGCGGTCACTTAGAGTTGAATGGATTTGAAGTTACGCCAGGAATGAGAATGGATCATGGTATGGATCCACAATTATTCCATCGATTCAATCGTGTATGGTCTGGACACTTCCACCACAATTCAAAGAAAGGAAACGTTCAGTATCTTGGAAACCCTTATCAGATGTACTGGAATGATTACAAAGACACTCGTGGATTCCATATCTACGATACTGAAAGTGATAAACTTAAGTTTATTAAGAATCCCTACGAGATCTTCGAAAAGATTGTCTACGACGACACGATGGGGAACTACAACGAACTTGATGTGTCTGACTATAAAGACAAGTACATCAAGATCATTGTCAGTGAAAAGCGAGACTACCAAATGTTTGAAACATTGGTTGATCGTCTTTACAACGTAGGCGTCCATGACGTAAAGATTGCTGAGACCCTTCTAGAAGACGATCTGAAGGACGTTGATGAGAACTTAGAGGTGAAGGATACAATGACTCTTTTGAATGAGTATATAGACGAAGTAGAGATGTCTGTAGATAAATCAAGTTTAAAAAATCTTATGAAATCTCTATATATTGAGAGTTGCGAAGTGGCGTAATGTACATTTTAACTCTGCGAGGACATGAGACGGGGGTCTTCTCCCTCGTTAATGAGGTTGGCGAACAAGTTATTCCTATCTTTGCAGAGTATGATGATGCAGAAAGATATCATGGAATGATATTGATACAGTCAGACACCAATGAAATACCATTAGAAATAACAGATGTTGAAGAAGAAGTAATTGTTTCTGCTTGCAACGAAAGAGACCAGAAGTATGCTATAATCACTGCAGACGATCTGCTCATACCACCAGATAATGTAATTTTATGATCACGTTCAAAACTATACGATGGAAGAACTTCCTCTCTACAGGAAACGTCTTTACTGAAGTTGACCTTACCAAGGCAAAAACAAATCTGATCGTGGGAGACAATGGAGCAGGTAAGTCTACTATCCTAGATGCTCTTACGTTCTCTCTGTTTGGTAAACCATTCAGAAAGATCAACAAACCAATGCTAATCAATAGCATCAACGAAAAAGACTGTGTAACTGAGATTGAATTCAGTGTTGGTAAAAAAGAGTTCAAGGTTGTTCGTGGCATCAAACCTAATGTGTTTGAAATTTATTGCAACGGACAGTTGTGGAATCAAGAGTCTACCGTAGTAGATCAACAGAAAAACTTTGAGCAGAACGTGCTCAAAATGAACTATAAATCTTTCACCCAGATTGTAGTTCTAGGTTCGTCCACGTTCGTTCCGTTCATGCGTCTTCCTGTTGCTCAACGACGAGAGATCATTGAAGACATTCTGGATATCCAAATCTTCTCTACGATGAATGTGCTTCTCAAGGATAAGATCCGAGAGAATCGTGATGAGATCAAAGATTTTGATTATCAAATTGACATTCTGAAAGAGAAGATTGATCTCCAAAAAAACTATCTTCTTGAATTAGACAAGAAGAACAAAGCAGACATCTCTAAGAAAGAAGAGAAGATCACAGAACTTTTAGAAGATGAAAATAAACATCATGTTCTTATTAAAGAAACAAGTGATGTTATTGAACAACTCAACGCACAAATTGCAGAGTATTCTACATCTTCAGATAAACTTAAGAAACTGAATACATTTCTTATTAAATTAAGTTCTAAAATGCAAACATGTCAGAAAGAACATGAGTTCTTTGAGAAGAATCATGTTTGCCCTACATGCACACAAGATCTTTCTGATGAATTTCGAACAGATAAAATTTCATCTGGCAAATCAAAACTAGATGAAATGACTCTAGGATACAATGATCTCCTATCAGCAATTGGTGAAGAAGAACAACGTTTCAATAAATGGAATGAAATCTCTACACAAATTACTGACAGTAATAACAAAATTTCTCAGTCAAACTTTGCGATCAACTCGATTCGTAGAACTATTACTGATGTTGAGAAAGAGATTAAAGAACTAGAGTCTGGTGGCGGGGACAAGAAAGAAGCATACAGTAGATTGGAAACACTAGTTTCTGAGAAAAAAGAAGTGAGTTTCCATCTGTCTGAATCTAAAAAAGATAAAGACATGTTAAGTGTTGCCGCTGGATTGTTAAAAGATAATGGAATTAAGACTAGAATTATCAAGAAGTATCTACCAGTGATGAACAAACTGATTAATCAGTATCTTCAAGGTATGGACTTCTATGTTAATTTTACCCTAGATGAAAACTTTGAAGAAACAATCAAGTCCCGTTTCCGAGATCAATTCTCTTATGCTTCGTTCAGCGAGGGAGAGAAAGCTCGTATCGATATCGCTCTTCTGCTTACTTGGCGTTCTATTGCTAAGCTTAAGAATAGCGTGGATACTAACCTCCTCATTCTAGATGAGATCTTTGATGGATCTCTTGATCAACAAGGAGGTTCTGATCTTGGGTGGATTCTTAGAAACTTTGATGACAGCATTTCTGTGTTTGTTATTTCCCATAAAGAACAGATGAACGATAAGTATGACAGAACTCTCAACGTAGAGAAGGTCAAGAACTACTCTGTCATCCGTGAGACAGTTTCCAAACTGGACTAGGGGGGTCTTCGGACCTCCCTTTTTTGGTATATACTAATGGCATCAACGGAACGACGCCATGCAGACCCAAGAGATCAAGGGCAATCTTGCCAAACTCCTCGCAACTGAAAACCTTGTTGTGGAGCACCGCAATTGCTCTACTGCATCCTTTGATGTGGATAATCGTGTGCTGACTCTGCCTAAGTGGGATCGTGCTTCCAACACTGTTTATGATCTTCTGGTCGGTCACGAAGTAGGTCATGCTCTCTACACTCCAGTGTGGAAGACCTTTAATTGTCCACGCGACTATGTAAATGTCACAGAAGATGCTCGCGTGGAAAAGTTGATGAAGCGTCGTTATCCTGGTCTGCGTAAGTCTTTCTTCCAAGGATATAATGAACTTCATTCTCAAGACTTCTTTGGTATTGGTGACGATGATCTAGATACTTTTAAATTGATCGATCGCATCAATCTATATTTTAAAATTGGTTCTGCTGGTCTTGATGTAACCTTCACCCCTGAAGAACAGGAACTGGTTGACGAGACTGCAGCAGCAGAAACTTTTGAGCAAGCAGTTGCTATTGCCGAAAAGATCTGGGAGTTTGCTAAAGCAGAGCAATCTCAGATGGAGAAACTTGCTGATGTTCCTCAGTCTGGTGGTGACGGTGGTTCTGGTTCTTCCGAAACTCAAGAATCTTCTCAATACAACGAGAGTAATGATAGCAATAATACCACTAGTAGCGATGAAGGTTCTGAGTCTGGAGATGATGATCAGTATGAAGATGTAGATGGTGAAGGTGCCAGCGGCGGCACCACAGGAGATATTAATTCGTCTGATACACAAGATGCATTTGATCGTGCTACAGAGCAATTGAACAATCGATTCAATGGTGGTCGTACCATTTACGTCGATATGCCAAAACTCAATCCTTCCGATTATGTTGTTGATTGGCAAACCATTCATGATTGGATTGATGAGTCGCGTGGAAAAGATGCTGACACTAGTTTTGCTGACAACGAATTTCGACAGTTCAAAAAATCTATTGCTAAAGAAGTTAACTATCTGGTAAAAGAGTTTGAATGTAAGAAAGCAGCAGATGCTTATTCTCGCTCAATGACTTCTAGAACGGGTGTGCTTGATACTTCTAAACTACACACCTTCAAATACAACGAAGATCTCTTCAAGAAAGTAACTGTTATTCCTGAAGGCAAAAATCATGGTCTTCTTTTTATCCTTGATTGGTCTGGATCAATGAGTGGTGTTATGCTTCCTACTATCAAGCAACTCCTTACCCTTGTGTTTTTCTGCAAGAAAGTAGGAATTCCTTTTGAAGTCCATGCATTCACTAATGAATGGGCAGCTGCCGAACGTGCAATTGAAGGGAAAACTTATCCTGATTACGATGATGACTATTATTCTGATAAAACACATGTAGTCAAGAATGAAATGTATGTTAGCAAACCATTCTTTAGAATGATGAACCTTCTTTCTTCTCGTTCTAATACTAAAAACTTTGAACGTCAGTGTTTGAATGTTTGGCGTGAAGTATTCATCATGCATTACTACGACAAATATTCTCCTACTATTGGTATGGGTCTTTCTGGAACTCCTTTGAATGAGTCTATCGTTGTGATGAAAGAAATCATCCCTCAGTTTAAGAAGTCAAACAATCTCAATAAAGTAAATGTTTGTATCCTGACTGATGGAGAATCTTGCACCTCTACTTACGGTTGTGAGATTGTTGGTGCAAATGACTTTGTTCGTGTTGTTCCACGCCGCATTGATTATGGGGACATCGTTATTCGTGATCGTCGCATTGGACGTATGTACCCCAAGAGTAATGGTTTCATTGATCAAACAAATTTGTTTATTCAGAACCTTAAAGAAACTCACCCTAGTGTTAATGTTGTTGGGTTCCGTTTGATTGAATCAACTGGTCTTAGTAACTTTTGTGCTCGCTACTGCAATGCAGAATATGATGACATTGCAAACATGCAGAAACAATGGAAGAAAGAGAAATCAGCAGTTATGCCAAAACCAATTTCCTACGATGCACTCTATGCTATCCATGCAAGATCTACAAACACTGAAGACACTGGTCTTGACGTAGAAGAAGGAGCTTCTAAAACACAATTGAAGACAGCATTCAAAAAGATGTTGTCAAAGAAACATAACAATAAGAAGATTCTGAATTCATTTATCTCCTTAATTTCTTGACAGGGGAGATATATACCCTTATAATTGAAAAAAACATAAAGCACTTTTAAACTAAAAAAATGAGCAAAGTTTCTTCTTTACAATACAAAAACAAAGACTTCTCTGTAACTAATAGAGATAAAACATATCGCAACCTTTGCCTGATGGCAGTTGTATCTCAGTGTTCAACTAAAGTTCGAAGAAAGTCATCTAGACTTACTGGAATTAAAAATATTGTCAGAAAAAAATATCCAGAATTGTCCGAAAAGGAAGTAACAAAAGCACAGGACAATATTTCTGAATGGTTTGGAAACCATAAAGATGATTCTGTTTTTGATAGCTATCGTTCACAACTACCATTTATCTTCACCATCAAACAGGAAGTTTCTGAAGTTGTTGAGAACTCTCCTGTAGATGAACAACCTACTGTGACTGATTCTGAGGTTTCAATGGTACATCAATACGCAACCATTGGAGCAAAGCAAGTAGAAACACCTTCTGGATGGAAGGTCCAGTTCTGAAACTGTCCCAACCGCCCCTGCAAGGGCGGTTTTTTTGTGTATAATATATGCATCAACGCAAGACACCAATGCCTGCTAAGTCCGACCTGACCTCTGCTCAACTCACTTCCTATCTGTCTGAGACCTTCGGTTCTGATATCAATGCTGATCAAGTACGCTCTGCCGCAGATCACTTTTCTGTATCTTATCCTACTGCTGTCAAGCGTCTGCGTCAGTATAACGTTGGTCGTGGCAAGTGGAATCTTACTGTTGAGGAAGCACGTCAGCAGTTTGAAACTACAGTTGCATCGCCCACAGTAATTCCTGCTCACGAGCAAAATCTTATTCCAGCAAAAGATATCACCTTTGTTCCCTTTGGTAACTTTGCTGACGTTAAGAAGATTCTTTCTTCTGGTATTTTCTATCCAGTATTTATTACTGGTCTGTCAGGTAATGGTAAAACTTTCTCTGTAGAGCAAGCATGTGCTGCTCTAAATAAAGAGTTGATTCGCGTCAATATTACCATTGAAACTGACGAGGATGATCTTATTGGTGGGTTCCGTCTTGTTAATGGCGAAACTGTCTGGCATAATGGACCCGTCGTGGAGGCTCTTCAACGCGGAGCTGTGCTGCTTCTAGACGAGATTGATCTTGCATCTAATAAGATCATGTGTCTGCAATCTATCCTTGAAGGTAAAGGAGTTTTCTTGAAGAAAACTGGACAATATATTCAACCTGCTGCTGGTTTTAACATCATCGCTACTGCCAACACTAAGGGCAAGGGTTCTGATGACGGTCGCTTTATTGGCACCAATGTTCTCAATGAAGCATTCCTTGAGCGTTTTGCCCTGACCTTTGAGCAGGAGTATCCCAGCACTAAAGTTGAAACTAAAATTCTTGAGCGTCTTTCACAAACCCTTAACATTGATGATAATGAATTCTGCACCAAACTTGCAGATTGGGCAGATGTCATTCGTAAAACTTTCAACGACGGTGGCATTGATGAAGTGATTTCTACCCGTCGCCTTTCTCATATCATTCGCGCATATGCTATTTGGGGCGACCGCCTCAAGGCAATTAAGGTTTGCACCAACCGTTTTGATGAAGAGACTAAGCAATCTTTCATCGAACTTTACGGTAAACTTGATGCTGATGTAGACACCGATAAGAATGAAGACAATGCCTCAAATCAGTTCTGATAAATTCCACGGGTATGTAAATCATCTTGCCGTTCTCACGAGCGGCAAGACCGTGAAGATCCTAGGTGGCGAGGGTTTTAAGTTATTCGTAAAAGATCTTGACGGAAACGTTCAAGAATGCTACCATGATAATATCCAAATGATCTGGAACAAGTGAAATGAATTTCAAATATAATGAAGACGCTATCCTTGAAGAGTTGCGTCAATATATCACAAATACCTATCGCCAACACTATTCTGAAGGTGATGATGGTGTTCAAACTCTCGATCTAATTGCTGCTTGTGGTGATGGAGAACCTTTCTGTCGAAGTAATATCCTCAAGTATGCATCTCGTTACGACAAAAAAGGCACCGCTCGCATGGACATCATGAAGGTGCTACACTATGCTGTGCTGCTTATGCACTTCAACGACAAAAATGCCAACCGTGAAACGTATCCTCAATGAGTAAAGTTATCCTTTCCAATCAGACTCTGCAAGTTCTTAAGAACTACTCTACAATCAATAGTTCTATTCTCATTCGTGAAGGTAATGAACTCAAAACAATCAGTGTTGGAGAGAACGCAATCGCTCAATATACATGCGAAGAGACCTTTCCTCAGACATTTGGAATTTATGATTTGAATCAATTCCTTTCAGGTCTTTCACTTTTTGAGAATCCTACTCTAGAGTTTGACAATGCAAACTATGTAAGTATTCGCGGACGTGGACGTGCTGCTAAGTATTATTTCAGTGATCCTGAGATTACTTTAAAGTCTGCTCCTGAACGTCAAGTAAAGTTTCCTGGTGCTGATATTGAATTTAATCTGACACAAGAAGACCTTAGTGGACTGCAGAAAGCAGCAGCAGTTTACAGTCTTCCCGATCTAGTCTTTTCTTCGCGTGATGGTGAGATCACACTAAATCTTCGTGACAGTGAAAACGATACTAGTAATGATTATTCTCAATCTGTTGTTGGTGAATCAACTGGAGATTATGACTTGACAATTAAAGTGGAGAACATTAGACTCCATCCTGGTGATTACTCGGTAAAGATTTCTAAGAAATTAATTTCCGAGTGGAAGCACCAGCATCTTGATCTTACTTATTATATTGCACTTGAACCTTGATGAAAAAATTCCTTTGGGTAGAACAGTATCGTCCTCAAAAGATTGATGACTGTATCCTGCCAGCTAATATTAAAAAAGCATTCAAAGGTTTTGTTGAAAAAGGAGAGATTCCGAATCTTCTCCTGACAGGCACTGCAGGCGTCGGTAAGACCACTATTGCTAAAGCAGTATGTGATGAGATTGGTGCATCTTATATTGTGATCAATGGTTCCGACGAGGGACGCTTCTTGGACACCGTTCGCAACCGTGTCCGTCAGTTCGCCACAACGGTCTCACTGACCTCTGG